TTAGCCAAAGAGCAAAGAAAGTCGTCACGCAAGAAAGGAAACAAAAAGGGAGAAACTAAATCCAACAACTTTCTGAAACAGCAGAAGCGTGTAAATAAAATACATCGGCATATTGCAAATCAGCGTAATGATTTTCTGCATAAGACATCAACAGAGATAGCCAATCGGTATGATGTTGTAGCTGTAGAAGATTTGAATATGCGTTCTTTATCTAACAAAGGCTTTGGCAATGGAAAAGCCACAATGGATAACGGTTATGGTATGTTTCTAAATATGCTGGAATACAAGTTGAACAGCAGAGGCAAATACTTTGTTATGGTAGATAGATTTTATCCTTCAAGTCAGACATGCCACACTTGTGGATGTATAAATCCAGAAGTAAAAGATTTATCCATTCGAAAATGGACATGTCCTGTCTGTGGATATGTTCATGATAGAGATATCAATGCAGCTATCAATATTCGTAATGAAGGTCTTAGACTGCTTGGTTTAGTATAAGCAGACAATATATAAGGTAGGGCAGGAACTGTCCGAACCTGTCATTCGAACTGAAATGACATAACGCTTGTGGACATCGTGTAAGACGTACATTCATACGCAAGTATGCTTGTATGCAGTGATGATAGAAGCAAGAAGCTCCGACTTCTATAAGTTTGAGTAGTTCACACACATCTAGAAGTGATTCTAACAAGCAAAATAGATTGAGATGAGTATTTGTTAGGGTAAATGAAGAAAAGGCTAAAAACACGTTTAAAACACGAATGTGGAATTAGCCTTTTTTATTGTGCAAAAGAATTTAAAAATTTATTAAATTAATTGTTTACATAGGTATCATGGTATGATATACTATGTGTGTAAAGAAAAGTACTTAGGTACTTAGGAGGGCATAACATGAAGCAAGTACATATTGGGTATCACAGTTTTACAAATTCAGGAATCGTAGAAGCAGTAGCAAACGTATTATATAAAGACGATTTCAATGTTGAATTATTTGGTGTGGATTTATGGGCAGATGAACTGCCTAACAATTATCAGATTGTCGATTATGGGTCAAGAGAAACAATGCTAGTTTGCGAAGATGGCGAAATCATTGATGATGCAGACGAAATCGCAGAATGGGAAGAAAAGAACTGTTATTAAGCAATAGAAAGTAGGAGGAAAAGAAAATGACTAAGGAACAATGGGAAAAAGAACATGGCTATGTTTACGGACATAACGGAAGGTATTGTGATAATCCTGAATATTTAGGAAAATACGTGGAATATTACAGAAATAACGTCCACGAAACCACTATCGAAACCGATAAAGTTGAAGCAGAGGACGAAGAAGCTATTTTTGTTCGAGGTATTTGGCAGCCGAAGTCAAATATCATTGATGTTATGGAATAGAGGGGGTGTAAACTATGGCAAAAAGTAGTGAAGCAAGATTAAGAGCAAACAATAAGTATGCTAAAAAGAACGTAAGTCAAATTTGCTTGAAATACGTGACAAAGAACAATAAAGAGATTCTAGAAAAGTTAAATTCAGTGCCAAGCAAGGCAGATTACGTAAGACAATTGATCTTAAAAGATTTAGAAAGAGAAAAGAAAGAGGCTAACAACAAATAGCCTTTTTTTATCGGCTTTTTTTCACACGTCTGCATTGAAAAATGGTATAATATATGTAGTTAAGGAGTACCCAAAAAAGACCAAATATTGCCACTCCTTGACGAGACATTTTTTACTTCTACTTACTCAGGAATGAGTGCCTCGGGGAGACCTGAGGATATTATAACGGTGTAAGTGCAATATTGGAGAAAGGGAAAAGATGGAGATTACAGAGGTACGAACTAGAGAGGATATGATTAATAATTTAAAGGCTAATGGCAATTACAGTAAGTTTAAGCAAAATATGGCTGCTTCAAGAAAAGCTTACAGTGAACGCATGGCAAATTATAAAATATCAAAGTCAAAAGAAAATGCCTCTGATCTAAAAGTTGAGTGGAAATTAATTGAAGGTTTTGACGGAATATACTCTGTAAGTAATTATGGGGAAGTAAGAAATAACAGAACTGGCAAACTGATGAAACCAAGTAAAAACGAAAAAGGGTATTTACACATCAATTTGACGAAAAGCGGAAAGCGAAAAGCCATGAGAATCAATAGATTAGTCGCACAAGTTTTCATTCCCAATCCTGAAAATAAACCTCAAGTAAACCACATTGATTTTAATAGAGAAAATAATTGCGTAAATAATTTAGAGTGGGTAACAGCTCAAGAAAAAACTCAATATTCTGTATGCAATAGAAAACTTCCAGGACAACAGAAAAAAAGAAATAACAAGACAGGCGAAAGAAATATAACACATTATAATGGCTACTATGTTGTAAGGATATATGGCAAAAAGTATGTATCTAAATCATTTAAAAACATAGATGATGCTAAACAATGGAGAGATTTAAAGCTAAAAGAAATATACGACTAAATCACAATACATTTTAGCCCCTCCAAGTCCAACAGTTTTAGCCCCCCCACTTTCCAATAGCCCCTCCAAATCCAAGGGCTACAATCGCAACAGAAAATAATGCAATATATAGCCTAGGAACGCAACAGAGGTCGGGGGAAAAGAAACAAGAAACAAAGATTCAGAGATATAGAAACGTCCATACAATCAAATATGCGTAATAAACACGATAAGTTCCATAATGTTTACACACAAAATTGGTTTAAGTTGGTTCATAAATTGTCATCACGTAGTCATATACTACTACTGGAATGAATAGGCAGATATTTCATTTCATACTCCTTTAGAAATTCTTTATTAATTCTATATCTTGAAGATTGTATGGTTTAAGGTTCTGTATTGAGCACACAGAGCCTATATTATAAGTAATTCTGCATATTTTAAAACGATTGATCTTTGAAAAAGCGATATATCTTAGTCCCTCGGCATATATATAATAGGAAAGAGGTTCGGGGGAGATAAAGAGGGGTTTTGACCTCGGGGGGAAAGAAGAAAAGAGGAGCTACGTCCTCCACAGAGCCTTCCAAAGCCTAATAGAAGAAGATATATACACTATTATTACTAGTATTAACTACCTATCAAGTTCTAATAAGGATTGATGGGTTTTTTTATTGCTTTATTTATTAAATTAATCATTTGTTCACGAAAAATTAACAATATCCTTTTTTTAAAGCAGATTTTAAGTGCTCCAAAAAGAAAATTTTGTCAATATAAAAAATAAATTTTGTATTTTGTATTTTGTAATTGGCGAAAAATTTTGTATTTTGTATATTTTGTATTTTGTAAATTGTTCACGATTCTTAGACAAAAACACGGTGTAGTACGAAAATATCCGCTATTATATTCACGATTCGTGAACAAAAAGCAAAAAAAGGCTTGATATTACAGTGATATCATGGTATAATAACAGTGTAAAGAAAAGGAGGCATACAAAAAAAGACATAAAAAAAAGATGATCGTATCATTTGACAATATAAACGATCATCCAAAAAAGCGTATATATAATATAGAATAGAAATGAGGTAAAGCCCCAATAAATATATATACGTCCTTATTATAACTTAATTGGGGCTAAAAAGAAAATGGAAAAAGAAAAAAAATACTATTATGGAAATGCTGTTAGTGAATACGGTTTAGAAAATGGACGTGTAGACTATGCCACACTTGCAAAGGCTTTCGACGCCGTATTAAACAATGACATCATGAGCTTGACTTATGATATAGGTTCATGGGAGCAAGTGAGCGGTATTATTGACAACACGGACGAGATAGAAGAACTAGAAGAAAAAAGAGACGAGTTAGAAGAAGAAAGCGAAAATAACCCATCACAAATTCTAGAAAATGAAATAAATGAAATAAATGAACAAATAGAAGAACTTGAAAGCGAACAATGCGACGGCCTGGAAGTCTTTCAATGGTTCATTGTGGATGATTGGGGCGCTAGATTATTACAAGATATCGATGAAGTTGTTTACTACAATGAAAAACTTGATATTTATTTATGGGGCGTTACGCACTACGGTACTTCTTGGGATTATGTTCTAACAAACATTAAAATTGATTGGTAGGTGTAATATTCCAATGTTAACACGCAAAGATCTTGACAAGATGAGCGCCGTAAAGGTGTTCATACTTGCACTTTTAAAGTTTTACTTTTATATATGTTTTGATCTATTAATTGTAGGCCTTTTTCTAGGCCTATCAAACATAGTACTACCATTAATATATAATTAATTGAAAGGATGAAAAATAAATGTTATTAATTGAAAATAAAAAAAGGTTTAAAAACCTATACTATTATAAATAAATATCTATGTGAATGCGGTTTACTGAATGAAAAAAATGTATGTAATGCGTGCATGAAATACATGAAAAGAAAAAACGTTGGAGGTGTAGAGAATGACTAAAAAAATTTGATCTAATAAAAGAAGTAATAAACGAGCGTATAAAGTTGGACGACATAGGCCCAGCAGTTAGACTCGTTACGTTATATAATCGACATGAACTAATCAATAATAGAGTCATGGAGCGATTATATAATTGTATTTATGTTACGTGTAGTATATATGATGAGCTAAAAGAAATGGAGTAAAAAAAACATATGTCTAAAATATACATGAAAGATATTAGAAATATATGTAGTTGTATATCTGGTTTGAGTTGTCAAACTGTAAGAAATAATAAAAAAGGCGCATTTAATAAGGGTTATATATATACATATACTATATACCCTTATGGTAATTGTATTACATTTCGATTTATTGAAAATGATCATCGAACTTTTAATTCATATTCTAAAAAATTTATATTTGAACAACTTTTAAGATATTATAAAAAAGGGTTAAACAATTGGATTGAATTATATAATAATGATCGCTTTAAAACTAAAAAAGAAAAAAATAGAATGAATTATTATATTAATAAATTAAACGAATTTGAAAGGCTTCTAAATGATTGATCAATTAACAACTATACTTGTATTTATATTAATTCTTGCTTTTTTCTTTAAATATTGGATGTGGATTATATTATTGTTTATTGCATTATTTATTATTATATATCTATTATGCTAGTTAACTATAGTTAGCTAGCTTTTTTATTGTCTTTTTTTCTTCTCTTTGCTGCTAAAACTATTTATATGATCATGAATGAATTGTCTATGAAATGCATACATTCTATAAAGTTGGGGTTGCTGCTATAATTTGAAAAACGCAACAGAAAAAAGAGGACTTGTCTTTTCCATGGCTTCCCTCTCGACCAAACCACATTTTTTACACCTAGCACTTAATAAAACAGAGTGCTAACACGAATAATAGCAAACCACCCCCTTTTTTAGATAAAATTTTTAGGAAAACGGAAAAACAAGTTTTGAAAAAAATGAGTTCATGTATTTTTGCGAGGGGTAAGAGAGTGGTAAACGAGGGGTAAAAACGTCCACATAGAAATCATTTATAATGTAGGGAGGTAGAGAAAGAGAGGATGAGAGTATGCCAAGGGCAAAGAGTGTTTCAGAATTAAAGCGTGAGGATGAAGCTAAGAGGTTCTTTGACGAGTATTCAAAGAGTGGGAATATTACGAAGTCCATGCAAAAGATTCGTCCTGATTTAAGCGATAAGAGTGCTTATAACAAGGGATATAAGATATTAAACAGTCCTTTATTTAGGAATGTCATACATGAAAGGGTAAAAAAGAGAGACCAAAGGAGTGTTATGACAGTAGAGCAACGTAGACAATGGCTTAGCGATAACATTCAAGACGAAGAAAAGGACATGAAAGACAGATTAGGTTGCTTAAAAGAGCTAAATAGAATGGATGGCATTGGAAAAAGCAATATTTTAAATGTTGGAAGTGTAAATAATATTACTGTTGAACAGAAAAGAGCAATTGCGGAAGAGAGAATCAACGATATATTAGGAATCAACATGGGAAGTGAATTTTTAGATGCCGAGGTAATAGAACACAAGGAGGACGAAAACAGTGAAGAAACAGACTCTTAGTGTTACGGAACAGTACTTTAAGGATGTAGAGGACTTAAAAGAAGCTAGAGCTATTAATAAGAGCCAAGAAGAAGTTGTTAGATTGTTGAAGGGGGCTACCCCGAAGTATAAATTAAAGAATTGGACGAGAGGGTATATCCCCGAACATTACAAACGACTAAATATTTCTAGACAAGAAGCTTTTAGACTTGCGGTTATCGGTGCAAGAGAGGCTTTGACATATTTTCAAGTCAATCTTCACTTTACACAAGCTATGTTGTTCGGTGCGGTTGTAGAAGGATACGATACTATTTATGCAATTACTACTTCTCAGTATGGGAAAAGCTGGACTTTAGGAATGATTGCTATTTATCGCGCTTATAAAGGACATCAAGTACGAATTGCGGCCGCAACAGGAGAAACCGCTACTATCATCATGTCAAAAGTTATCGGACATTTACAAAATGCAGACGAGTCTATTCAGAGTTCTGTATTAGATTCAGGAAACAAGATTGAAAAGTTACAGACTTCTACTTCCAAAACTAAGATTTCCTTCAAGGGTGGAGGATGTGTAGAAATCGTTACATTAGGTGGAAACAGTGTAGACCCTAAGAAAAACAACAACGCTATCGGTAAGGGCGGAGATTATATAATTGACGAAGCAGCCCAAGTCAGTGAAGATGCGTATGCCGAGATAGGACGAAGGGAATTTTCAAGTGTTGACGGTTCAAAAGAGCTTGAAATTGCTATTTCCAACCCCCACAAACGAGGAGAGTTCTACGATTGCATGACAAACGACAAATACCCCGAAGGAACATTAGTTGTTTGGATGGATGTACGTACTGCATACGAAGAAGATCGTATGAAAAGTGCATCTCAGATTCTAAATTCTCATTTTTACAAGAATAGAAGTACTTGCCAACGTTATTTAGTATGCGAATTAGAGGAATTTTCAGATGAAAGTATGTTCAAAACCATGACTTTAGATGATGATAAAGTCGATAGTTCCTATAAAAAGCGTTTTTTCTTAGGTATTGACTCGGCTTATACAGGAAAAGATGGTATAGATGTTGCTTTATGTTCTCAAAATAGATACGGAAACTGCAAAATCGAGACAATTTACAATCTAAAAGAGGGTGTTTGGGTTCAAGGAGTCACATCTGAGAAGATTATTACCAAGATTGTTAAGATTATCGAGACATTAAACATCAAATATGTTTGTGTTGACGTTGGTTTCGGTACTTGGTTGACCGAAGGATTGTCAAAATACTCTGATAAGCTAGGATTTATCCTTGAGGGTGTCAATTTCCAAGGAGGGCCAACAAAAACACGTATCAAAGCAAGACATTACAGTGCGGTATATGCATTTAATCTAAGAGCGGAAATGTATTTAGACTTTCAGCAGCTAATGGACAGTAAGAAATTGACTTTCACAACGGAAGTTGCCAAAAGATTGAAGCCTGAATTGCTTGCTACAAGGACTGTATCGAAGAATAATAAGAAGATAGCCATTATTCCTAAAGAAGAGATAAAACAACGCTTAGGACACTCTCCTGATGCCCTAGATTCCTCAGTACTTTCTGTCCGCAGTTGTTTAATGTATAATCTAAGCAGTGAAATACTTGCGTATGCAGAGAACGATTAGGAGGTGCTAATTTGAGTCGAAGAACAAAGAAAAGACAAAAGGATAGAGTTAAACTAGCATCCAATACCTATGTGTCACCTAACATTTCGCACAATATTCACAGTTCTAATGCAGAAACCGAAGCCGAAAAGGTAATGGAAGCTATGTTGAACTGCAATTCAGATTGCATCAACGGATTTGTAAAGACAGACTTTAAGAATCAGTTTGATGAGATTGATTGGATGATAGACAATCTACCAACGCTACCATATGTTATCGGTAAGGTTATTGACTTTATATTCTCAAACGGTATCACAACAGGTGATGAGAATTTAGACAAGAATGTTCTTATGCCATTCCTTTACAAACACAATGTACAAGGTGTTACAAACTATTCTGTACTTCAAAATGCTATTATGCAGTCCTTACTGTACGGAAAATGCGGTATTCGTTGGCTAGACGAAGATAAGGGGATTGTTACAGAGAATTATCGCAACTATGTTTCTATCATGCGTGAAGATGATGAATATAAAGGCTTTAGAGTTCCTATCTGTTATGCTATGTCGGCAGACGATAAAGAACCTATCTCATTAGGAACAAAGGAAATCGACTTTGACGAAGCGTTATTCCTTAAAACAGGCAAATTAATGTCAAAAGACGGAACAATCATTGTAGAAATCCCTGATAATTTCTGCAATTTAAGAAACGGGACAGACCATGAGAACGGATTATCTTGTTTATTGCGTGACAAACAACGCCTAAAGCTATTAGGTGCGGTTTACGAGCGTTTGAATTACGATATTCAGTATGATGGCCCTGGACGTTTGATTTTTTGGCTGAAAGATGGATTTGCCAAAGGAGATACGATTGATTTATCGGCTTCCCAAGTTTTAGACGAATCATCAAGTTCTAAAGCAGACAGAGCCGACAAAGCAAGAATTGAAGCTAAACGTTTAGGTCAGGAAATCAGAGATTCAAAATCAGACAATGTAATCCTTGCAAGTTCTATTTTTGAAAAGATGGATCACTTGCCTCGTGTTACAAAAGGTACGGAGTTCTTAGAATACCTTCAAATGAAGGAAGGTTCTATTATTTGTCAGTGTTTCGGTCTTACTCCTGAATTGATTGGTTTAGGGGATGTATCAGGAAACGTATCTATGGAAAGAATCATAGATAATGCCATGACAAATACAATCGTACCAATGCGAGAAAGGTTCGCCACTCAGATTTCTCCTATGTTAAGTGAGAAATTAGGTGTACCAAAGGTTTATTTTGATAAATACGAATTGAAAGAACAACAAGACAAGTCTGCAAAGACATATAAATTAGCCTTGTCAGTTACTCAAATCGTAGGTGCTATTGTCAACGGAGCAGAAGCGTTAGACAAGAGCACAAAGAATTACATGATGGAATCAGTTACTAGAATGATGGATTCTATCGAGAAAACGCTATAGCGAGAGGAGAAAATAAAATGGAAATGGATATTTTAAAAAGTATCTTATCTGAAAATGAGGTAACACCCCTAGGAAGTTTGAATGGAACTCCGTTATATTCATTTGAAGATGCACAGAGAATCAACAAAATTGGATTGGTAAAAGAGAAAATCCAAGGTAAAGAGGTTGAATTTGGTGAAAGACCTATGCGACCTGATGGATTAGGGTATTTGGAAACAAAAGCCAGTGCAATCGCAGTTCCAACTTCTTTCTTTGAGAACAGATATAGAAAAGTAGAAATCGTAAAAACTAGTCTCAATGAAAAAACAAAGAAGGAAGAAACTGTTAAAGATGTATATTACGAAGTCGTAACAGACTACAGAGCTTGTAAAGAACAGGCAAGTGGACGTGTATATACAACAACAATTCATGTATATCAGATTGGAGCTAAGAAAGATTCAAAAGGAAATGCTGATTTATTCTTAATTGGTCAAAGAAATATTTCAGATGCAGACTTTATCAACGAGTTCAAAGGCAAATTGAACAAAGAATCAATGGTCAAGATTCTTAAATTGATTGGTAATAACCCAGCAAAACAAGTAGAAGATACATTAGAGTTTTAATTAGAAGTAAAAAGTAGAAAAAAACAAGGCAATATTTGGAAATAAACAAAAGGTATAAACAGTTTTCACTGTTTATATAGATTTTTGCATATTTCGAGGTATTGCCTTTTTATATGCAAATTAACGAAAGGAGATACATAAATGTCAATTAAACGTAGTTTCACTGTAAAAATCACTTTTAAAGAAGGGTACGGAGACCCTATCACTTTAACAGGAAAAGATGCAACTGCTTTTAACACTGCTTGGCATAACAAATTGAATGACCAAGACGGAGCTATTGGATTTGAATGGCCAGTTATTACGACAACAGGTGAAACACCTAATCAAAAAACAGTAACAACTTATACTTCATTCTTATTCTGCAATGTAGCAAAAGTAGAACGCTCAGAACAAACAGAAACAAAGTATACAGACGATCAATGCCATGATGCTTAGAAGGAGATACCATGCAAAACAACGTACAAACTATTAACGGTGTTACTTGGTTCGATTCCCTAGAAGAAAGAAATACTTTCTTAAAGCAAAATGGTAGACATGAGTTCGCATTGGAAGAAGCAGCAAAGAACGCAAAACAGTATTTGAAACTTCTTGATGTTATCGAAGAAAAAACGCAAATTGACGTTTATTCAAAATTAGATAGCGGTACTTTGCTATACGGATATGTAGTTCTTGAGCCTAAGAAGAAATACAAGATTCCCGAAGATAAAGTTTTGTTAGAAGCACTTAGAAACAAAACTATTCAAAAAAGATATGATTCCACAATGGAAGAAATATTAAAAGGAGCAAAGATTCCATACGAAGTCAAGAAATGTAATTCATGTGGTGGAAGGATTCAGAAATTATTCTATAAGCCCGTAATCGTAGTAGAAACGGAGACTAAGAAATAATGCCACAAAAGAAAAGAGTTCCAACATATGTAGCAAGCATTAAAGATAGCCTTGATCGCAGAAAAAAAGGAAAAGCATTTTATGACAATGCAATCACTTTATCTAGCGTAGATAAAGAAAACCATTATGTCAGTGTGAACCTATCATCAGGGTACGTAGAAAACAAACCTACACGTCTTATTGACGAGGGGGCAATAACATATGAGGGTGGAGATGATATTCGTCTATACATCAAAAAAGGGGCAGTACAAGCATTCTACGATAGCTTGAGTTCTGATTATGTAGGATATATCAACTTAGCTCACATTGACATTACATCACTCCCTTTAAACTTAGGTACATGGACTAAAGATGATTTAACAGTTGTCGATATTGGGGATGGAAGAAAAGGTCTTGATGTAAACGTCAAACTAAATAGGGAATTGCACATAGTGCAAGATTTATTGAAACAAGAAATACCATTGAGTATTAGTGCAGAACTGAGAGGGACACTCGATCTTGAATCGTCATTTAAATTTAATGCACCATTCTACAACGAAATCAAGATTGCTGGTTTCTCAGTTGTTGCAAATCCAGCCAATGTAAACAGTACAGGCGAAAATTTAAACAGTAAAGGAGACTCAGAAATGAACCTATGGGAAAAGATTTTAAAGTTGAGTTCTGAAAATAAAGAAGAAAAGAAGAATGAAGCTTTAGAAAACAAAGAGGAAGAAAAAGAAAAAAAAGAACCTTCTAAAGAAGAAAAAGCACCTGAAAGCAAGACAGATGAAGCAGAAAACGAAGAAGAAGCTAAAAAAGGCGAAGAAACTTTGGAAACTGTTGAGATGTCTAAGGACGACATGGAAAAAATCAACAAATTCATGGATGCCTTTGAAACTTTAAGTGCAAAAGTTGAAGCATTAGAAACAGAAAATGCAGAATTAAAAGAAAAATTAAAAAGTTCTAAGAAAGAAAAAACAGAATTTGAAAAGAAAGCAGAAAGCACATTAGACAGATTGTCTAGTTTGATCTCAGGACAAGCTAACGATAAAGAAAAGAAAGAAGAAAAATTAACTTCTACTTCTAAAGTTAGCGGAGATATGTGGGGATAGGAGGTAAACCATGTTAGATTTATTATTTACAAATCCTGATAACACATTATTAGAAAAAATGGCAGTTACACCAGGAATGGTAGAACGTCTAAGTTCTAATATCGAGGATTTAACATCATTCTCAAGAGCTTATATTGATTATGAGAAAGCAAGACAGAATTTAGCAGCAAATGCTTCTAAATCAAATGCAGGAACAGTTGGTATCGGTACTGATTATTCAGATAACTCACCAGCCAATCCATTCCAAAACGTGTTCCCATTAGTTTCTTGGTTAATGAACACACCAGCTTCACGTAAGATGCAAGGTGCTATGAACCGAGGAGCATGGAGCGTTACAAAAAAAGAAGATGGCAAATTCTATATTCAGTTGCCATTCACATACGGAACAACAGAACCTAAATCAACACAAGGTGAATGTTGCTGGGTTCCATTAGATTTAGCTAAATGCGGTAGCAATGCACCATTAGCATTATTGTGTTTAAAGAGTTGCGAGCCTATTATGGATAGCTTAGTAAATGAAACACGTAAAATCAAAGCTAATGACATGGTTTGCTATTTCCAACGTGAAGGAGAAACTATTAAAGAAGCTCAGAAACGTATGGATTTAATTTCAATGGCATACTTCACTGCTATTAACGTAATCTTAGGAACAATGGCTACAGGTACTGCTACATTGAAACCATTCCATGGATTGTTGGAAGTAATGGAAGATAAAGCAGTTATCAAAATCGTAGGTACAAACGTATTATCTGCATTTGATTCAGTTGCATTACGTTTAGCAGCATTAGGAGATGGCGATTATAAATTTGCTTGTCACCCATTAGTACTTGAAGGTATTAAATCTGTTATTGTTCCAGGTAAATTCAATGGTGAATATCCTGATGGATGGACTCGCAATAAAGAAACAGGAGAAGTCGCATTTAAAGGACATGGATTTATCGCAGATAAATTAGTGCCATGTGATATTACTGCTGGTACAGGTGATGTATGGGTATTAGAAGGAAATACAGTAGGTTTGGTAATGGGAACTACTTTCCAACCATCTGAAAAATTCCAACGTCATACATTCGGTGCTACAGATACTCCATCTGAAGGATGTGGTACTCAATGTGATTACTACTACAACTTTGGATGTGCATTTGGAACAGACGCAAACAGATTAATGGTTATCCAAGGTATTCCAATGTCAGCAGCTACATTAGGAGATACATTAAACGGATTAGACCTTGTATTAAAACCAACAACTATCGTACCAATCAACATTGGTGAATAATGTACGAAAAAATTATCGAACAATTGAAAAACTATTGTTCGTGCATAAAGGAAAGCGATTTAGAAGCAGATAAGCTTGAAAAGAATGTTGGAGAACTAATTGATTTAATTAGTACCATCACTTGTTGGAAAAATCATCCTTGTGAGACTTTCCTCTCATCTCAAAGAGAGGAAGTCTTTGATGCTGGTGAATTTAAGAAATGTGGTTGCGATTCAGGAATTGTACGTATACCGCTATTCTATCCAATGATTGACCCAACAACGATTGAAGTATCTGTTATCACTAGAGAAAGAATTACATTTACTACTCACAAATTAGAAGTTGATAAAGATTTTTCTTATAACCCATACGACAGTATCGTGTACGTTGATTTATCTAATATCGACTACAAAGATGTGTGCAATTGTGGATGTGATGAATTATCTAAGATCGTTGTCAGTTATGTAGCTGGATATGAAACGATACCAGAATGTCTATTGCCTGTATTCTGCGACTTCCTACAATTCGTTATCGCAATGAACAGATGCGAATGTGGTTGTAGCACGTGTGAAGAAACAGATGGTAGTGATGTTCTTATTTCAGAAGAAAATTCTGATGCTCAGATTTCTATTAGTATGTATGTTCGTGAACATATTACAAAAGCGTATTCTGAACAGTTAGGTATCTTATCAGTATGTAATTCAAAAGACATATGGGTTGGTGATGTTGTGTGAGAATCAAATATATTGGAATGAAAAGTTCCACAAAGAAAAACGGATGCCCCGTATGCGGTGCGAAAGCCAAATCAAACACATCTTATGAGTATTCAAAACGTATGTGTTTGCCGAGTGGCCTAGTAAAAATCTTCCTTATGAACAAAGTTGAGGAAGTATCGTATGAAGATGGTGTATTCCTAAAAGGCTTTAAATACGTCTATGGAGGCAAACTTTATTACCCCTTTATCGAGGTGTAGGAAATGCTAAAAGGTCTCTTAGAAGATGTTATAGAAGCGTGTGAAGAAGATTTTGAAGGATTGGCTAGTGAATTAGAAGAAACTATGCGAGATGAAGCTCCAAGAGGAAGTAGATTCTATGCTCAAGAAATGACAAGTATGCCATGGAATGAATATAGGCCAGGTGCTTTAAAGGATTCAATCACGAAAGAAAAAGTATCTAATACCGAATATCTAATCGGTGTAGATGCAGACAAACTAGAAAAAGATTCTAGAAACCCTTCTCACGTTGATTACTCCCCAATGGTACAGAATGGAACGAAACGTGTTTACACATTAGTTCGTAAAAACGGAAGGCCATTCGTTTGGGTAGATGAAATGGGAAAGAAACACTTTGCACACAAAATTAAGATGCCACCTAGAAAGGCAAATGATTTTGTTGCTAGAGCGGTATCTAGATTTGATGCAAAAGTTAAATAAAGGAGATTAAAAATGGAAGAAAAAGTTGTAAAAGCTAAAAAGACTCCTGAACAGAAAGTAGATGTTCAAGCATTTGTTTCACGCAAGCTAAACGCTTTAAATCAATTAGGCGGTGCTAAAGCGGAGCGTGCTATGGAGCGTGTACTAAAAGCTACAATGGGAGGGCAAAAATAATGTCTAACTGCAACATTAACAAAATCATTAGTGACAAATTAAGTGTCTCTAAATTAACTAAAACTCAAGAAATTGATATTACTATCATGAGTGATATTGATTCTTGTTTAAAAATCAATACTCGTAAATTTGAAAAGATTACAGGTACTTCTAGTGCTTATACATCACGTACTATTGCACCTGATTTAATCAATGTTTGCGAATCATTTGGATGTAAGAATACAGGTACATTGTTCATCACCTCTAAAGAAACGGATGCAGAAGGTGGAGAAGGAAACAAAGTACACACAAGTGGTGCGGTATTTAAAGCATTGAAAAATGCATTAGACTTTACAGCAGGTGTTGTTTACTACTACGTAAATGTTCCTCAAGCAGGTACTTACACAATCACAACAAAGATTTCAGATGTTTTAGATCATGAAATGACTAACACAGATGAATACACAACTACTTTAAAAGCAGATAAAGAAGGGTTCTACCCTGTACAGATTGATCTATCTACAGTTCCTACAAAGACATCAGGAAAAGGATGGGAAGCAAGTACATCAGGTGTCCGTTTAAGTATTGAAGTAGCATTAACAGATAAATCAGCAGATAGTATCTTGATTGGTCTTTCTTCAATTAGTTTCTTTGAAGAATTTGCAGACTTAGATTCTAACAACGACATTAAAGTAAGCTGCTTATCAGGATTTGATGGTGACGATACTGTAGACCCTGTAGATACAAGTTGCTTTGATGATTCTTATGATGATGATTCTGCTTCTATTGAGCGTTCATTTACAGGTACTCAATTAACATCTAACTACTTAACTATGAACCCATTCATTGGCAAGGGAGATAAATCTCAAGGCTTTATGATGCGTACTCAGGAAGTGGTTATTGAAGCAGATAAAGAACATCATGAATATGGTTCAATTCATATTGCAGACCACTATGTTGATGAATGTGGATTTATCTATGCAGCATTGAGTGACCAATGCAATATCACAGATTCTACTTTGAACCGAATCAACACTCCATTGTTGGCTAACTTAGATGAGTCTCAATACCAAGTATTGAACAGTAAAATCAATCCAAGTTTAGATATTGAAGGTTCAAAGATTTACTTCAACAAAAACTTAGTAGGTAAAACATTGAAGATTTCTTATCCAATGACTGTTGATGTATTGCAACACTATGTAGCAAACAACGATAGCTTAAAGAATAAGAGAGCGAAAGTTACAATCACTCGTTATAGAAGTGATGGAACTGCGGAAGTATTTACTTACCACAATGCAAAAATTACTTCATTCCCAATGGGTATCCCTGATGACGGAGCGTTTGAATTTAGCTTAGCGTTCAAGAAAGATACTCGTGGAAACTGGTATGAAGTTTATGTAGTAAACAAAGCTAACGCTAATTTATAGAAATTGAGAGGCAAATGAGATGGAAGAACAAAAGATTTTAGAACCAACACAGTTAAATGCCATGATTGAAAAGTTAAAAGTAGCTCGTGAGGATGATACTCCTCACGCAGTCTATGGCAATGGTGGTGAAATTGCAGTTGTTGGTGATGCAAATAAGACAGATGTTAAAACAATTGATATTGAAGTGAATTTTAGATTCACTGAAAAAGAAATCGAAGAACATAAAATTGATGTTCCTGAGAATGCTAAAAGAGTAGGGCAATACGTTATGTTCGATAAGAAGTTTGAAAATCTAACATTATCTCCTAGACAAGATATGAAGATGGTAGAAGCTTTAATCGAAGTAAAACCATTGTTATTGGATGCAGAACAAATCCTAGACCCATATAAAGAAAAATTCCAAGAAATTGAGGAATACTACGGTCACAAATTCATTGAAGGAAAAGATGGAATCGTTACAACAGATGCAGATGATGAAGAAGTGAACAAGACTATGGTTCAGATTTATGAAGCGTATATGAATGAAGCGAATGAACAGATTTTCCATTTATACGCTCAATCCTCTACAAATTTAGTTGATGGACTTTATAAAGTTGTTGCAATTTTCTTAGGATTAGATGAATTTTATGAAGATCACATGATGCAATATTCAGTTTTAACTTGCATGATTAGCCTAATTATCAAATATCCTGAATTATTCAATGAGGTAGAAACAGTTTTTATCAAATAATTGATAAGGGGGATGATAAAAAGGATTCAGTAAAAAAAGCAAAGTCTTATGTTGCAGAACTAAATCTTTATTCAACCATGGCTCATTATGTCGGTAAAATTCTAAAAATACGCCCCAATGAGATATTAGACCATTGGGGTGTTTCTGAATTAGTTGTAGCCTTTGGGTACTACGCAAATCTACAAAGCGATAAAACATGGAATGAAATTAACGAGGCAAATAAAAATTCTAAAAATAAAATACCTCAGATTGACAGATATGCGGTTCATTTCATGCAGAAAACAGATTTAGCGAAGGAGTCCGAAGATGTCAGTACGTGAAGTCGGTGCTAGGTTAGTCCTTGACATTAAGGATGCCGAAGCAAAGATAAAACAACTTGAAAAAGAGTTAAAAGATATTGAAAAGGCAAAGCTCAAATTTGATGCTAGCACTAATGAATTAGAAAGAATTAAGGCAAGATTAGAAGAAATCAAAAAAGAAAAGGAAGCTTTGGAAAGACAAAAACTTTCTTTAAAAGTTGATTTAGATAATCTAGCTAATTTCAAGAATCAATTATTGGATGTTAAAGATGATATTAGTGAACTTAAAAAAGAGCTATTAGCCTTGAGTAATAAAAAACTTTCTATTGATATTGATTTAAAAGCAAATGCCAATGAAATTCATGATGTCATTAACGACATGACACTAGGTGAAAACGATAAAAGTGACAAGCTTAAAGACCTATACAGTGCACGTGAAGCTCTCAAATACGATATGCGAGAGGTTGGTATTGAAATTGATGAAGTTCAAAAGAAAATTAACAATCTTAACAAAGAAAAGATAAAGATTGAAGCGAACATCAGTGAATTAAATGATGCTCAAAAATTGGTTGATGAGATTGATGATTCAATCGCAGATTTAGACAAAGAAAAAATAAAATTAGAAGCAGATTCTTCTAAGTTAGAAGATACAAATAAAAAGCTAGACGAAACCATTGAAAAAGAGAATGATGTAAGAAACACAAAAGCGGATATTGAGTCACAAGTTATTGGCTATCAAGATAGCTTGAATAAACTAAACAATCTTCAAAACGCTGCTAAAGCTTTAAAAACTGCTAGTAAGATTACATTTGATGTTGGTAATAAAATGTCAAATCTAGGCTCTAGTATGTTGAACATTGCCAAGAATTTCCAAAACAACCCAATAGGAGATATTGGACGATTCTTAGTACAAGGTGTTGGATATTCTAGTTTGTATAGATTGGTTTCAAGTGCACAAAACGCAATTGGTGATGCATTTTCAAGTGGTGTTAATAGATACGATACAATCAAAGTTGCGAAAAGAACATTGTCCACTGTAGTAGGCGATGTAGGCGATTCTACGGCTAAAATCCAAAAGATGATTGATAACCTAGACGAAAGCATTTTGGGGCTACCAACCACTTTAGATGACGCTCTAAGCCATGTTACGAGATTTACTTCAATCAATCATGATTTAGATAGGTCTCAAAAGCTATTCTCGGCAATTAATGATTCCATTTTGACATTTGGCGGAGATTCTGAGGGAGTAAACAATGCGGTTACTCAGTATTCTCAAATCATGGGTTCTAAAATGGATGCTCGTACATTGAGATCAATGGAAGATGCAGGTATGACACCAGCCTTAACTGCTATTGCAAAGAAATTTAATATGTCATTCGCAGAGTTTAGGGATGCATTTACAGGGTCAAATCCAACTATTTCATTACAACAATTTGAGGATGCCTTAATTGAGTTGGATGAAAAAGGCGGTGGTGGCCTAAATTCGTTGGCAACTATGGTTAAATCATCTGTAGCCACAATTGGTAATGCTTTTGACTTAATCCCTAAGAGATTCAGTAAAGCCGAAGAAAAGTGGTTAGGTGCATTAGATGAGGTTTCGACGGAATTAACAGGTGCTACAATCTATGGAAATATCTACAAACTTTCTCAAAAAGTCGAAGGCTTAGGAGATATAGGAGCCAACTTCATTAGAAGTCATAAAAAAGAGATTGGCGAAGGTATAGACTTCATTAAAACAAAGTTCTCTGAATTATGGAGCGTTTTAAAAACATTCAGTTTCAAAGATTTTGTTGGTGGTTTTAAAGAAGGATTAGGAGATTTCCAAGGTGTAATTGATTTCTTCAAGCCTATTCTTGGTGATTTCTATGATTTTGCAAAAGATAAAATCACCGAAATGGGAGACGGAAGCTTTTCTAAAGGATTAGGACGTTTCGTATCAGACTACATCCAAATTGGTATTGGATTAAAGTACGCTGGTAAGTTAATGAAACTCGGAAGTGGTGGAATTAGTCTTTTAGGAGATTTATTAAACGTTTATTCAAAATTCAAAGGAAAGAGTTTCAATATTCCTTTCCTAGGAAAACTAGGAAGTAAATTCAGTTCTATTAAAGATGTATTCAAGAGTTCAGATGAGATTACTACTGCGACAGGTACTCCAAAAACTTTTGATGCAGAAGGATTTAAAAATAAATTATCTTCATTAGCTATCATAGCTGGTGGGGCAGGAACAATTATCCTTTATTGCAAAGCGATAAAGGAAATTGAAAAGAATGTTCCTGATGACATTACAACATTGCCTATGCGATTAACAAATTTGTTCTCTGTAATGGGATTGATGATGGGAGCTAATACGATTAATGCAGGGGTTTCAAAAGCATTAGAAATGAACAATGCCTTAACAGGATTAGCAATGATGATTGGTCAAGGCGGAGCTTTATGGTTGTTTGCTAAAGCTATGCAAGAGCTAGATAAGACTATGCCTGATGGATTCGACACATTCAACGATAAGTTATTAGGTTTATTTGAATGTATAGGCTCTATGACACTTATTACAGGTATTCAAGGTGGTGCTGGTGTCCTAACGGGTGGAATCACTACATTGGCCCAAGTGTTAGGAATGATAACAACAACAGGACTAGCTGGTACGTTGATTGCTTGTGCTAAGGCTATGCAAGAAGTCGATAAGAATGTTCCTTCAAACACAAAAGGACTTAAAAAGAAAATCCAAGGAATTATGGATGTCATAGATATGTTTGAAGGCGGAGGAACATATTCTTCTTGGTGGAGTCAAGTTATTAAAAGTTCTGAGTCTTTATGGAAAAACATGGAGACTTGGAATATTACTAGGATTCTAAAGAAACTTGTTACTATTGGAGAATCAATTTCAAAAGTGCAAGGAATGAGCATTGATAGCAGTTCTTTCAACGATCAATTCAAAGATATTCAAGAGGTAATCAAGAATATTAATGATTTTGAGTTCCCAACAGTTAGTACTTCAAGTGCAACGAACATTGCAGATGCAAACAGTATCGTTAAGAACTATGCAACAATGGCTTCTAGCCTTTCTAAAATGTCTAGTATCAATGGAAGTTCAATTAACGTTGAGAATTGTACAAGCATTTTAAAGAATGTAGCTAGTGTTGTTCAAGAAATGAAAAAGATTGTATTCCCTGATGTTACAAAGAATATTAAATCTAATTTAAACTCCACAAATGCTCAAGAGTTCCTAGATACATTAAAGATTTTGGAACAAATTGTTCCTGAATTTGGAAACTTGCAAGCAACGATTACAAACAATCCTTTACCAAATGCAGAGGATATTAAAAAGACAATCTCTAGTATTTCTCAAGCAATTGGATACATTTCTGTTGCTGGTGTTGGAACAGGAAAAGACAAGAATATGTTGTCTTACAACTTGAGACAAATGCCTGATTCTAAGCTATTTAACAACGCACTAAAGGCGATTACAACTTTAGGTGATATAATCCTCAAGTTTGAAACTTTGAACGTATATTCAACTGATTTCGACTTTGAAACACTGAGAGCCAATATTAAGAGTATTGGAAATGCAGTGAATGAAATGGCAACTAACAAAGGATTAACTGAAAATCTAGAGAATATGGACACAGTTAATAAGACTGTTTCTAAGTTGAAAAAAACGTGCGAAAGCTTAAATTCTATCGTTGGATTAAATCTAGACTTTGTTAAGGTTGGAGAAGTCACAACAGGTATTCAAACGTTCCTAAACAATGTTAAAGGATTGAAAGTTGGAGAAGCTACTACAGATGTTGTTACAGAAGTAAACTCAATCGTTACTTCATTCCACAACATGGCCACAACTTTATCAAATATGAAATCAGAATTTAATACCTCTGGTACAGATATGGCCAATGGAATTATTGAAGGTTTCAAAAGTATTGATATTGAAGGCTCATTTGGAACTAAGATTGATAATGCTAAAGCTTCATTGAAGAAGAAAAGCTTCAAATCCGTAGGTAAGAAGTTTGGAAAAGATGTTGTAAGTGGATTTAGTGAAGGTATCTCTAATATGTCTAGTTCAATCTCTAATCAGATTACTATGATGTATGGATATTCAACACGATTCACAGATTTAGGACAATACTTAGGAAGTGCATTTAAAAATGCGTTCAACAATCAATCAGGAAACATTAATACAGGTGGTACAACTACTCCTACAGTAAACACGGGCAATGAGTCACAAGGAAAAAACTTTAAGTTTGCTAAAGGTGGCCCAGTTTACTTAAAACGAGGTGGACAACCAATCGTCATGAAGCCTAGTGGAACAGATACAGTTCCTGCTATGCTTACTCCTGGTGAGTATGTAATGAAACGTAGTGCAGTTAAGAACGCAGGTCAAAGCTTCATGGATAAAGTAAATAACATGGATTTAAAAGGTGCGTTCAAAGAATTGTCTACTAGATATGGTTCTCATGTTGGAAGTGTTGTTAATAAGAACGTGACTATCAACAATAACGATAATCGTGTTACGAATAACAGTATCGCTTTCAACGAAGGAAACGAAAGAAGGCAGGCTATCAAAGTAGGTAGATGCTTGAGAGGTTTGGCATAATGACTTGTTATAACTTAAACCCATTAAAAACATACGTTCAGTTCAATGATCTTGTAATAGACAGTGCGGAGGAGATTTCCTCTGCCTCTCTAAAGCAAGATACAAAGACTGCAACGCAAGAATATAGTTACGGACATGGTAGTTATGTTGCTTTCCAAAAGAATCAACAGTTTCTTACGGAAGGTGATTTGTCCTTAACATTGAATTTTAATTATGAACATTTTCATGATGAAGATAGAAGATTCCTACGTGACTATTTCAATTTGAATTTGCTTAAACCTGGAAGATTATGGGCAATTCAAGATAACAAATTGATTTGGGCATGGGCCTATGTCACAGGATTTAGTGAAGATTACAAAAAATACCAAGGCTATTTATCAATGGATATTGATTTTAAACTTTGGGAAGGTGTATGGCATATTGCAGATACAAAGAAAACATTCTTAGTTCCTTATTCTGTATGTAATATCCTCGATTGTGAGGATTTCAGAGATGCTCAAGAGTGTTTATCATGTTGTGTTACTTGCCCTCCTGATATGGAAACTTGCAATTCGTGTCTATGTGATTGTGGAGACATTACAGAGGAAACATCTTTATGCGTGATGGGAACTAAAGCATTGGAAGATTTTATGAATTGTGGTAATTCGTACAAGATTGTCTACGATTGCATTAAAGGTGAACAGATTTTCGGTGATGATTTGATTAAAAACAAAATCTGTAAAAAAGATTATTGTGTTGAGTCAATTGCTGGAAGATTCTACAGTGGAACAGTGTTAGATACCGACAAAGTAAAATTGATTCTAGATGGTAAATTCCAAAACCCTGAAATTGAAATCAACGGAAACAAAATGATGATTCTAGGCGAATATGATGGAATTTTAACACTTGATTCAAGTTGGAACTTATACTTTACTGCGGATGGATGTTGTGCATCAGAGGAAGTGGATTTAGATAATCTAGTGATCGAAGATGAATTTGGATTCACAGTGCATCATGGAATGAATAGATTAGTGGTCACAGGCTCATGTTGTAAGATGGCTTGTGTATATATAGATGTTGATGAACTTACAAATTAAGGAGGCTTGCAGTGGCAAATGTTAAAAGTTATTGCACTGCTTGTGGAAAGTTAAAAGATAGCAGTGCAGAGTTTATCCAAAATGGTGTCACAGATTCAATCTGTACTTCTTTAGGGAACGATACAGGCTTAAATCCTGAGAATGGCAATAATACGTGTACAGACATGGAAAACGCCAACGATTGCCTTACAAAAGGCTTATATGACATCATAGATGGATTTGATTTGTGTGATTGGAAATTATTCATGAGTCAATATGCTAACAATGATTACAACATGAAAGCAGCTATGATTTGTTGGATGTGTGGATTGCAAGACCAGTTGTATAATCTTCAACTTCAAAATTTGGCAATCGAAACTCAATACACTATTCAACAGTCTACACCTGGATTGAGTGTTGAAATTGACAGACAAGGTAATTTCACATTCAGATATTCAGATTGGATTCACACTAGTGATTACAAGAAAGTAGCGGACGGAGTTATTACAGGAAAAGTAGATTTCTGTATGAAGCCTAACAAAGATAAGAGTGCTACATACAAATTCAACAGTGTTACATTGAAACACTACTCTTATAAAATGACGGGAGTTTCCGCTGGCTCAGCTCCAACTGTTTCAATTCGTGTTCCTAATAAGAGTGGATCGTTGGTATATCAAAAAATCACAAATGCTTCATTTGAAGAAGATATTAACAAAACAGTGGAATTAAGCATGAGTGGAACAGTAAAAGCTGGAGAAACAACAAATTGGTTGCAATTCCTTTCTATTTATGTTGATTGGCTAGAAGATGATGAAATATCTCTACACACTCGTTTTGTAAATGATAACAAGGTGAATTTTGTTATCTGTAGAGATTAGGAGGTACACATAAATGAATAAAGATGTTTGTTCTGCTTGCGATTCTTTAAAAGCTACAAGCAGTAATTTCATTCAAAAAGGTGTAACAGATACTATTTGTGCAAATCTTAAAGCAAACCAAGGTTTTGAAAATAAGGGCCACAACAACTGTACAGATATGCACGATATGAGCGATTGCTTATTAGGCGGATTGCTAGAAAAGATTGATACATATGATGTATGCGACACGAAAGAAGCTATCAAAGATTTGGAAAAGAACCTAATCAGTATCATGGATGTAATGATTTGCTCAGATTGCGGCCAATGGGAAGAAATCGAGAAACTATGGGCAGAAATCCAAAAGATTTGGAATGCTATCAGAGCATTACAAAATAAGGTTGGTGGTATCGAAGGCAGCGTTGGAGATATGTACAGTGCGGTCGAAAAGATTCTTACGAACCTTAAAAACAGTGGTGCATGGGAACAAACAGGAGATACTGTATTTGAAGGAAAATTCAATGACGGAAGAAGTATTGCAACAGGTAATATCAATATCTTTGGTGGTACTCCTGATGGAAACTCATACATCCGTACTAATAACGGAAGTTCTGAGAATGATTTGGCTGGTGGTGTTTAATGGCATGGCAAAACTTTCATGGAGCTTACGATAACACAGGGCCATACGCAAACGTAGTATTAGGTGGAAATCCAGGCGATACCGCAGACTTTGGATTCCCACTTGCTACTGCCCATGCTAAAGGGTACGGAAAAGGTATCAACTTTTCAGATGATGGAAACTATGGTGTTACTTTCACATTAGATTTAGTTGGTTATGGTGTAACGGATGCTGGTACATATGTAGGAAACGGGAAGTATGTACAGTATGGTGGAAGATACAACTACATTTTGATCATTAGTGTTTCTAACAACAATAAAGCCTCATGGAGAGAGATTTATAATCAAGTAATATTCTCTCATGCCGATACATGGCCATTGGCTTATTCATCAGGTTGGGAAACAGTAGCACAAAATAGTCAATGGAGTGGCAAGTTACAACTTCCAACAGATACAACACACGTTAAAGTTGAATTAAGAGGTGAAAATGCTACATTCCCTTACGAGAATATATATTCAATTCAACAGGTTATCCCTGATTTTAGACCATGGGCAGTAAGAAAAGGCGGTATATTCTATTCTTTGGATAGAGCTACAGGATGGTTTAAAAAGAGAGTTAAAGGTTCTTGGGCCACTATTGGCAAGTACAGTGCCGATAAAGCGAATAAAGAAAACCAAGGGTCAAGTAGAATCAGAAAAAATGGTAAATGGGTAGGACAAGGCAAAATTGGTAGTTAGGAGTAAATATGATTCCTTACTTTGAAATATTAGAATTTGGAAAAGTTAAGAAAAGATTCAGAGAAGCTTTAAGCACAATCAGTTTTTCAAATGAGTTGATGACAGTACCTGAAATGCAAATCACAATTCCTAACGAATACTACGATTTAATCTCAGGAAGAAAAGAAATGCGAGTAATTATGGATTGTGGAGTTTTCTACGGAATGATTACCGACTACAAACCCTCTGTAAGTGGTTTAAACATATCTCTAACGCACGTAATTAACGAATGGACATACAGACAAGTCCCAACAAATTATGCGGTTAAAAACGCTCTTATAAAGAACGTATACGAAAGCGAAGATATGTATTATTCGACTCAGTGGAAGATGAATTTTGAAACTGAGATTGATAATGAAAAGATTGACTACGTTTATTCTAGACAATCTAAATTGGATGCACTTACTAAAACTTGCGAATTGACACCATCTGTTTATTGGAGAGTACCGTTTACGAATGATAAGCAAGTTGAAGTTGGATATTTTGGAAAGAAACAACCTGTTATGCTTTCTAATAAACCAACATTAGGCAGAAACTATAGAATCATTGGTGAGCCAACAATGGAAACTGATTTTTCAGATGTTATTAACCTAGCTACAGTTTATGCTAATAAGTCTGATAGTGGTATGTCCTCTTTATCTCTGAGAGAAGTATATAACGATAAAAGCTTACAGAATCCTAAATTCCCTGTAGTTATTTTGAGGTCAAACATAAATAACGAGCGTGATTATGAATATGTAGACTTTCCTAAATTAGCTCCTAACAATCAATTGGAGTATTCCATTATTGATACAGAGTCAGTTGGATATGAAAGTGGTGTATTCATTGAAGGAACATTTGCTTTTGATGATTTATCGCCATTTAGTCTAGAGGACATGACAAAAGACTCTAAAGACTATAAATGGGTAATTCCTAAAGAGCAAAGATTTTTGACGGATACAGAGGAAATAAACAACGCTAAAGCCTTATGGCACTCTTTAAAAGACATTTGGAGTAAATCTGCTATTGCTGCTTTATGCGGTTCATGCCATGTTGAGTCAACATTAAACCCTAACTTGTATCAAATGGGTGATGTTCCTGATTCTCAAAAAGGATTTGGATTAGTTCAGTGGACTCCATACACACGAATCACTAATTGGCTTGGTTCTCATGGGTATACAAGCTACACAATGTACGGAAAAGGGGAAGTAGCTAAGTTGGTTGAAGAATGGTCGACAAATGCTACAAATGGGCCTTGGATTCCTACTCCTTCATATAACATCACATTTCAACAATGGTCACATATGGAAGCCGATATGAATTACATGGTAATGGCTTTTATGGCAGATTATGAACGTGGTGATACATCTATTGATTTACAGTATCAAAAACGTATTGAATTTGCTCAACGTATTTATGGTTTGATTCCTGAGTGGGAACAAGACGATAACGGAACTACAACCGATACGGATAAAACACAATCTCGTCCTTGGAACGCTCAGAATTTTATCAACACATGGAATGGTCAATCTATCGACATGGATGGTGTACCGCCTGAGCAACCATATCAATGTGTAGATGTTTGGAAGAAAGCATTACAGACATTAAATTATCCCGACCCTACAAGAGCTATTGGCGGTGATGGATATGCAGATTACATTTGGTATAACAGAGATGAATTAGGTTATTCTCAATACTTTGATTATGTCGATACACCTCAATTTGGTGATTGGTGCATATTCGGTAGAGGTGGTGACACACCTGCATCACACGTTGCAATGTACGTTTCAGATGCTGGTAATGGTAGAGCAAATTTCTTTGGTCAAAACCAACCTTATCCATATTGCAATACAACAACAATCAGTACATCAAATATCATTGGCATTTTCAGAGTAAAGAGTGTTTATGTACAACAGAGCATTGACCCTGAGTCTACAAACGGAACGACTATCATTACTGATAACGATAGAATTTATGCGGCCAAGGTCGTATATGATTGTGCCTGTAGAAAACTAATTAACGCAAGAAGAAAGTTTTCTATCAACACTTCTTGTGAAGCATTGCCTAAAGAAGTAAACGTAGGTGATAGAATCAGATTTATTTATGATCTCAATTTATTGCAATTGGGAAGTTGTAATAGATACATGAAACGTATTCTAAAACAAGACGATTGGTTCTATATCACAAGTCTACAAAGAGAAATAGATAAAACAGGAATTGAAATAGATACATTGACACTAGAGAAATTCCTAAGAACAGATAGAGACGGAAAGAGTGAGTAGTTATGGATATTAGTAAGGCGATAAATATATTAGCTGATAGTGTCTATGATTTGAAAGAAAAAGGAAGATACAATTCCATTCAACGTAGAAACCACACAGTTGATTTTTATGGGTATGAGTTCCCTAGATGGGGATGTTCAAGTTCTAAACCAGCGGTAATAGGAATGTCAATTTCTCAGGATTTGATTTATTATGAGCGTTTTGAGTTTAAACTAGTAATAGATAATTCTACTGCTACAAACTTTAATGTTGAGATTGAAGGAATAGACATGACACCATATTTCAAGCAGCAATTCAACGGAGCGTGGATTACAGGCAATGGACTATGGCCTGGGCAATACTCTAATTTTGATGTTCTTAAAGCTTGTGGGTATCTTTCAGAGGATGAGAGAAATAGAATATTAGACCCAGGATATAAAACAATCAAAGTAACGGGAAATGGTAATTTTGATTGTACGTTAGTAAATTATCTTAAATATAGTCATGTAAACAGATAAGAGGTATCTATGAATAGATATGAACAAAGGATTGAAAACCTATCAAATCATGTAAAACAAAATCCTAGAGATTGGCAGTCTGCCATATCGCTATTGAAATTGAACAGTCAACAAATTGACTTTAAAAGAAAACAAAAACAACAGTCTGCTAGATTGTCTATCAAAGCATACAAAAAGGAGGTTGTGTAGATGGAAAACAAATATAGCACTTCGGGAATTGGAGAAGATATTATCCGTAGTTTTACACAAATTGCAAGTGCAGAACTACACGCTAAAACCTTATTAGAAAAACGTATTTCTGAGGTTGAAAATGGATTGATTAGTGAAGAAGAAATTCCTGATAATTTAGAAAAGATTGAAGCATTAAAGGATGAAATTGATGATTACGCAAATATCAGACGTTCTCAAATGCTTTATCTATACAATTCTTTTGGTGGCAAAGGGGATAGAGAACAGTGGTGTTTAGTTAAACATTTAAGTATGGCTATGTACACTGCATTTGAAGCATATCAAGCTTCGGATAGAGACCCTGAATTATTGAATATCGCTTTGGAGATTAACAAGAAGTTTATTGAAGCTTGTACCAAATTCTTAGGCGTAGAAATTACTTCTTGTGCATCTTGCTTCGCAGACATTATGAAAGCTGGAGGAAAATAATATGCAACCTGTAGTATGTAACAAAGATATGGCAGTAGTATTCCCTTTAAAAGACGGTGATTGCGAATTTTGGCTAGAAATCGTTGATTCTGTAGATGATATTACTAATCCAAGTAGAGACCATGCGTATGTTGATTCAAAAGGATTGTTCTATATCTACAACGGAAAAGAAATTCAAGTAATCAATGACCATGCCAATTTGAAAATCAAATGGGGAAATATGATTGGTGATATTTCTAATCAATTGGATTTAATTGAAATTCTAAATCAATTCGTAAAGACAATTTCTGTAAACGGAACAAACATTGCCAAAGACAACGACAAAAACATTGCTATTCAAGTGCCTATCACAACTATTAAATTAGATGGAAATACGATTAGTCCTGTTGATTATATTGTAAATTTAGATTTAGCTAGTGTTTATGCAAAGAAAACTGAAATTCCTAAAAATGTATCTGAGCTTCAAAATGATGCTGGATATATTAAGCAAGAAGTTGTAGATCAATTAATACCTATTAAAGCAATCAAGGTTAATAACGTAACGATACCGCCTGATGAAAACCATGCAGTAAATATTGAAAATGTGTATGTTACACCCGAAATGTTTGGTGCTGTTGGTAATGGTACTACTGACGATAGTTCAGCATTTAATGCTTGTATTGCGAAAGCAAACGAAACTGGTAAGTATGTATTGTTAAGCAGCAAAACATATTTAATTGGTAATACTTTAATGGATAACAGTGACATAAATATAATAGGTATTAATGCTACGATTATATTAGGCAATAACACGTTCACAAAACAAATAATTAATTGTGTGTTTAGTAATATCACATTTAAGCGTACTGTAGGAAGTGATTTACCACTAACAGAAAACTTTTATTCATCTCAATTTAAGTATTGTAATTTTGTTGATATTAATTATTTATTTAATAATATTTCGCCTAGAATTAACACGCTAGAACATTTATTATTAGATGAATGTAATTTACAAAATACACAACTTATTGATGCCACTAATCAATTTAATGGTGTGGTTTATAGTATTAATAAAACATTATTTTATTATGATGAAGACTATAACCAAAGAACTTATATTATTAGTGGATATATTGGTTGTAAGTTTATATTTAATAATTGCACTTTCTCAAAATTTGAGCCGGATGGAATAATTGAATTATTCGGTTCGCTTGATAATTTTGAATTTAATAATTGTTGTATTCATACTTATGATAATGCAAGCACCTTTCTTCTACCGAATATAAGTAGTGTGGAGAAACAACAAATAACATTTAATAATTGTGATATTTCAAACAATAATAAGTATTTAGTTGATGTGTATAACACAAATAACACGGTACTCCCAACTGTTAATATTAAATATTCAACATTAAAAGTGAATGCAATTTTTAATGCAAAAAATGAATGTAGCTTATGGCTTGAAAACAATCAAATTGACACTAAGCCTATTATTAATGTTGGAGTGGGTAAAGTTAACATCGTTGAAATTCAACAAAAATATAGTGATACGAGCGAAAATATATTCCCTTGGACAACAGAACCTACACCAACCGTTGAAAATAATGTGTCACTTGTTAAAGTTGATACAACTGAATATTATGTTTTGACAGAAAGCAAAGATAAAAATGTTAAAAAATTAGACTATTATTTTAAATTTAATCAATCTTACACAAAAGGAGCACCATACTTTAACAATGGTATGATCATTAGAGAACTTGATCTAAGAGGTTATACATTAAAAACATTCATGTTAAAAAACAATATATTTAAGCTTACAGGTAGTAACGGTGAATTAATTGATTATGTATATATGAACCTTGATGATGTGACTGTAACCAGTGATTTATTGGGTGAGTTACCTTATACAAGTATAACTATTAATTTTATACCAGCTGTTACAAAATTCACAGGAAAAGAAGAGGCAAACGGTAATTTAGATTTGAATACTTGTATTACTCTTATTTTAGAAAAAACTAGCTCATAAGCTAGTTTTATTTTATTATATAAATGAGGTGGTAAATATGAATAAAAAAGAATAGGACAACTTGGAGAATTTGCTGGTATTGAACGTAGAGTATTCCCTCACCTCATTAGACATACAACCGCTTCGGATGGATTAAATAGAGGTATGGGTATTGAGGAAGTCCAAGCTATTTTAGGGCATGAAAGCATTGCTACAACAATGATTTATGCTAAAGTATCTAAGAACAATGTAAAATTACATCACACAAAATGTATTGTATAAGTTATAGGGCGTTAATGTACGTCCTTTTCTTTTCATTATATAATTGAAATGCCATAAAACAGTACCTCAGAAAATATGAGAGAGATGAAATATTTTTTGGAGGTGTAAATTTATGAATGTACAAGATTTTTTAACTTTATTACAGACTGCTGCTACTTTAGTTTGTGGTGGATTAGCTTTATATTTTAAATTCAGTACCAAAGCTAAAACTAAAGCAAAGGAAGTGCAAGAAGTGATTGCTAAAATCACTGCACAAGCAGTTGTTTACATTAAAGAAGCTGAGGACAACTACAAAGATACAACTAATGCTGGTGGTAAAAAATTTGAAGAAGTTGTCGGCAAGCTTTATGATCTAGTGCCTGATGCATTGCACGGCATTATTACAAAAGAAATGATTAGTGAAATCGTTCAAAGTACTTTTGATGAAATTGAAGAATACGTTAAGATTCAATTAGATAATGGAATTGATAAAATCAACGTCAAAGGTGACTAATAGTGAAAGTAATCACTATTGATTTAGAATATGTTTTATGGCTTTTAGGTTTCATTGCTTCCGCTTGGGGAGTTGTGAAGATTGTTAAAGAGGTAAAGAAACCTAATGATGATTTAAAAGAAACAGTTAGAAAACACGAAGAATGTCTATCAAGAGACAATGAGAGAATAAAATCAATTGAAAGTTTAGTTATCACACAAGAAGGGATTAAGAAAGAATTGAATGAACACTCTCGAAGGCTAGGAGAGCATGAAGAAAGATTGGAAGAAGATAAGCAACGTGGAAATTTGACATTAAAAGCAAATATCGCAATTATCAATAATATGCTTTCTGAAAGCGACAAAGATAAACTCCAAGAAACTAGAGACGAGATTCAAGACTTTCTGCTAGATAAAAACTAAGGAGGATGAAAAATGGGAACTCCACAAGAGTTTTATAACTATGCTCTCAATAAGGTTTTTAACAATAAAGGGCAAATAATGAACATTAATTATGTTCAAAGTGTTGAGCCATATGGTGGGCAATGTGTTTCTTTAATTCAAGGATTGATGGCATGGGGAGGAAAACCATGTATTGCACGTGGCCATGCCAAAGATTGGTGGTTTAATCGTGCTAATAATGGCGTTTTAAGTTATTTTGATGTTGTTACAGGTGCTCCTCAAAATGGTGACGTGGGAGTGTCTGTAGGCGGTGATGCTAGATATGGACATATATTTATCTATTGGGAAGGTAGAGCACTCTCTCAGAACGTTTTAGGCAACGCTAAAGCTATGTTGTGGCCATTAAACTATCAAGGTGCTATTTGGGGATATTTAAGACCTAAATTCTATACTAATGCTTCTACATATGATGCTTCTCAATTGATTAAAGAGAATGGAATGGCCACATTTGAAAATGATACTGCTATCGTTATTCATAGAGACACTCCAACAGGTGCTTCTTACGGAACATTTGTAAGGGGCGAAAAACAAGTCTATACAGAAAAATGGATTGGAAATGGACATAGATGGATTTCATGGATTCATACTAATGGAGTTAGATGTTTCGCAGCAGTTAGTGGTAGTGAATCATATGGTGTTGAACCATGGGCCACAATCGGTGCTCCTGAAACAAAAGATATTGAATTAACACAAGAAGATGGAATTGCTGAATTTATTGTTGATGGTGTTCATAAGCACTACGACAATCCAAGTGGTGAAATCTTTGGGCAATGCAACTCAGGAGACAAGATTCGCTATTATTGGAAGTGCGTTACAAATGGACATAGATATATTGTTGGAAAAGAAGGAGACAGAAAGTTCTTTGTTGCGGTATCTGCTACAGAGGATAGAAGCCAAATGTGGGCGAAATTTAGTGCTCCTGATACAAATACTAAGGAAGATACAAAAGAGCCTTCTAAGCCTTCTACAGAGCCTTCTAAACCAACTACAACAGATTACACTAAGAATGTTAAGGGATATGGAATTGATATTTCAGAACACAACAGTTCAGACATTGATTTATCAAAATATGACTTTGTTATTTTGCGTGCTTCCTACGGAGAACATACAGATAAGAAATTTGAATATTTTTCAGATAAATGTGAACAGTTAAAAATTCCTTATGGTGTGTACTGCTATGATTATGCGTTAGATGATAGCCAAGCTAGAGCGGAAGCAGAGTATGTATATAATCTAATCAAAGACAGAAATGTACAATTAGGTGTATGGTTTGATATGGAGGACGCAGATAATTACAAGAAAAAAGCTGGTGTCTTAACTAAAGAAAGATGTTCTTTCTCTTGTAAAGTGTTCTGCGACTATATGAGTGCTAAGGGATATTATACAGGTGTTTATACTAGCACTAGTTGGCTAGGAACGTTTGTAGAAACAACATATCCTATTTGGATTGCTAACTGGGGAAGTAATGATGGTAATATTCAATCAGACCAATCTGGTGTAGGTGTTATTCATCAGTATGCAGCTAACCCAATCGACAAAGATATAATCTTCCACGATATTGATTTTTATAAATCAAATCCAAAGAAAGATGAATCAACAGACGATAAGAAAGATGAACCAAATACAGATTCTAAAGACGATAATGGAAACAAAATCAATGTGACAGGAATCAACAAATTAATCGAACTGTTGCTAAAGATTGTTGAAAAAATCGCTAATTTGTTCAAATAATTGTACATAATGTAAGAAATACTACATGAAACGCTCATATTTGCACAAAATCTGCAAAAAAGAGGTTTATATGTTGTAAATTGATTATGGTAGTGTGAACTATCGTGAACAAAAATAGTTCGTCTACTAGAGTAGAAGGAGTATCCTAGGACGTATGATTTATACGTCCTTTGCTTTTTTGTGTTAAAATATAAGCACATAGATTAGTAGAGTGCACAATACGACCAATACCATAACATGGTATAATATCTATGCTTATGGGAATACGATCATATTCTTTTTATCTCGTATACCATTTATTAGGTATAAGGAGAAACGAAACTGCTACGCATTTAATTGTGTGGCAGTTTTTGTTATGCTATAATGGCAAAGGCCCAAACATGATGAATTCTAAGTGAACCATGTTAGCTTGATGCACAAATCCAAGTTAGGCATATGGATTTATTAGTATTGATCTATAGTCATACCAAGCGTGACTGATTGATATTATTTTTATGCAAGTCGACTACAAAGAAATATTATTTTCTTACCACTGAATAGAGTACATTCTAGAAGTACTTGAAAGGTGGTCTTTTTTCTATAAAATTCATACTGATATGCTATAATCATGTTGCTAGGATAAGACGAATCGAAAGACCGTGATTCTCTTTGGGAAATTGAAACAATTATAGACGTATAATTATATCTTTGCTTTCTCTTTGTGGCACTAGCAAACAACTACAAAATGTGACAATTGCTAAAAGCTCCCCTTTTTAGAAAATGTCACCAAAACGATTCCATACCTCATCCACATCAGGTATGGTTTTTGTTTTTTTAACAAATCTTAAAATTTATATGCTATATTATTGATGTGTTCTTCATGGATGGACACAACCCTTTCAAAGATAACTTTATGCAAAAGAGTCTCCTTACCAAGCGGGAGGCTTTTTTGTTTATATATTATAAGGGAAGAAAATAATAATATGGTTTTGGCATAATGGCATAAAGTACGTGGCATAAAACATGGAATATTTTTTTAGGTTCAATTAAATAAAATGTGGTCAAAAACAAGAAAATATGAGAACATAAAATAAACTAGAGGAATAAAAAATAAAGAAAAATAAAGAGCTAGAAACTTGCAAATATCATTCAACAAAAAGAAAATTGCTTTATATAAAGCGTGATACATATTATTGGCATGATATTGGCATAAAATAGCCTTATTTTTCACCTATTTTCACTAGTTTTTTATAAAATTTAAGTGTTATCTAAAGAAAGAGGGAAAATTACATGGCAGTAAAAAAAGATGAAAAAACAGGTACGTGGTATTTCTATGGCTCGTACAAAATGAAGAATGGAAAGTATAGACAATACAAAAAACGTGGCTTTCCAAAAAAGAAAGATGCAGTAAAAGCAGAGATCATATTCAAAGAGAATGTGAAAGACCCATACAAGAATATCACACTTGAGGAATTGCTTAATATCTATGCAGCATATACAGAAAAGAGAATAAAAGAAAGCACCTATAGAGTTCAGAACAGATTGCTTGAAAGATGGATTGATATTCTTGGTGATGTTAATATAAAATCCATTACAACTAACGATATAGAGGTTGCAATGGAATTAATGATTAATAACGTAGGGTATGAAACCGCAAAGAGTTATTTATCTAAAATCAATAAGATGATGCGATTCGCAGTTCGTAAAGGATATTTAGAAACTAATCCTTGTTCCCCAATAGAATTAGCTAAAAACCCAAACGAAAAGAAAACAGAAATGAAGTATTGGACTTTGGAACAATTCAATCTGTTTATTCCTTATGTTGAAAATCCTTTGTATCATCTTCTATTCGACAATCAATTTTATATGGGTATGAGAATTGGAGAAACATTGGCTTTGACTTGGGAAGATGTGGATTTAGAAAACAATACGATTGCGATTAAAAAAACATGGTCAAAAGATTTGCATAAAATCACAACTCCAAAAACTCCAAACAGTTATAGGACAATCACAATGCCCCAGTTCTTATCGGATGAATACAAAGAGTTTAAAGAGATGTTGGATGTTCCTGAGAAATCATTTGTATTCGGGATAGATATACCCGTATGCAATACAACAGTTAGAACGAAGATGAGAGAAGCTATTAAAATCGCAAATGAGAATAATGAAGAACAAATACCTATCATTCGTATACACGATTTAAGACACTCATGTGCTTCATATATGATTGGCAATATGGTAAGAGATGGAAGCTCACATTTTAGCTTGTATGACGTTGCAAAGCGTTTAGGAGATAATTTAAGTACTGTATTGAGTGTTTATGCTCATTGGCTTCCTCAAGCCGATAAAGGAATTGCGAAGTTGATGGATAAAGATAATGCACTAGATTAATTTCTAGTGCTTTTTTGTTTGTAAAAAGAAAAACACACCCTTTAGCGAGTGTGCCTTCCATGAAATAGAGAGAGATGAAAATACAGTTGCCTATTTACAGGCACTTAAAGTTTACCATGTTTTAATGCAGACGTTTTGTGCTACATCTTTTAATTATCAGATGATTTTTTATTCATCAATTCCTCGTTGCTTTCGTATGGTATCAACAAACATTATTACCGATTCTATATCGTTATCAGTTAAATCACATACTTTGTCGAATAATTGATTAAGAAGATTATGGCTAGATAATTTATTACATATTGTCTTTAGTCGTATATCTTGTTTGCTTGGTCGTTCTTCAACTTCATATCCAAGAAATACAAGTGGTGATACATTAAAAATTTCTGCCATTTTTTGAATTGTTGATCTTTTCAAATTTTCAACTCTTCCTTTTTCATATTTTGCTATCGCAGATTTCTGAACGCCTATTTTTTCTCCTAATTGTTCTTGTGTCCAATGGTTTTGCATACGTAGCTTTTTAATCATTTCTCCTGTTTCCATTTTCATATACTTTTGTCAAATTATCGTGACCTCCTTATATATTGATTCTAGCAAATATGTATCGTGCAATTCAATTTACAGTTTAATAAGTTTCTAAAAAAGACACATTTCATGTTGCAAAAAGATAAAAGAGTGATATACTATAAGTGTCTTAAAAAGACACCTCAAAAAAAGGCGGTGATAAAATGGATAAGAAAAAATTAAAGTCATTAATGGTATTAAATAATGATACAGGTAAAACATTATCTCAGTATTTAGGCATTTCTGAGCAAACTTTTTCCATGAAATTGAATGAAAAGCATGGTAGAAGTTTCACTAAAGATGAGGTGGAAGCAATATCTAATAAATACTCGTTAACGCCTCAAGAAATGGTATCTATTTTTTTTAAACATATAGTGTCTAAAAAAGACACATTTCAAATTTAACAATTTGCTACACATAAACAGGAGATTGAATAAATGAACGAATTATTTAATGTAACTACAAACGGTGACAAGTTAACTTTGTCGGCTAGAGAGTTGCACAAAGAATTAAACATTGCAGGAAGATTCTATAGATGATTTGAGCAAATGTCAGAATACGGATTTGAAGAAAACGTCGATTTTACAAGTGTACAAAATTGTACGGTTGTTAATAACGGAGCAACTAGAGAATTGCAAGACTACCGAATCACACTTGATATGGCAAAAGAAATTGCAATGCTACAACGCAATGAAAAAGGAAAAGAAATCCGAAGAAAGTTAATCGAATTAGAAAAGGCTTGGAATAGTCCTGAAAAGGTTATGGCTCGTGCATTAGACATTGCACATAAAACAATTGCCAATCTTCAAATTGAAAACGAAGAGATGAAACCAAAAGCTATCTTTGCAGATGCAGTTGCAACTAGCGATACTTCAATTCTAATTGGTGACCTAGCTAAATTAATCAAACAGAATGGAACAGATATTGGTCAAAAACGATTATTTGAAAGAATGCGAAATGATGGATATTTGATTAAGAAAGGCACTTCAAAAAATATGCCAACTCAAGTGGCAATGGAAAAGGGATTGTTTGAAGTTAAAGAACGAGTAATAAACAATCCTGATGGTTCGACAAGAATTACAAGAACAACAAAAGTGACGGGCAAAGGTCAGATTTATTTCATTAATAAATTCAAAAATGCATAAAACGATAAGAAAGGGTTAATAAAATGGCAGAACCAAGTGAAAGATTAGAAAGTGACAGATTAGATTCAATTAGATTATTCCAAGACTCAGTGCATTGGGAAGGAAAAGTTTTTGATGTGCTAATTAAGAACGGATGTTCTAAGGAAGATTTAGTAAACGTATCTTCAATGCTTCAAACAATTTATATGTGTGGATTTGAAGTTGGGAAAAGATGTGTCAAGGAATGAAAGTGTTGCTTGGCTATAGAGACATCATGGAACTTGGTGTTTCTAAGAAAACTGCATACAAGATGTTGAATCTTATATGTGAATCAGAGGCTTACAAAAAATCCAATCTATCCAAAGTGATAGATACAAAGAAAGTTCCAACAAAGTTATTTATCAGGATGTTTCCTGAGTTCAAAGAAAGGTGTGAACAACATGATGAACGTAGATGATTTAAGAGAGTTGGATGACAACAGATACATTGATGAAGATGAGGAGGAAGAACAAGATGAGTACAGTTACGAAGACTACTGCTACGACTTCTGCAAAGCAGAACGTGACGAAGAAGCCTGGTTCTAAATCAACCGCAAAGAAGAAAGCAGTTGAATTAGGCGATTGTATCACGCTTCCTTCTTTTGCAAACAATGAATATGAAACCCAGTATTCAATGTTAGTTAGAAGCAAAAAGCAGACTCGTATGGTTAATCGAGCTGCAAAGTTCAATTACATTTGTTCACTGATTTGTCTGCTTGTTTCATTAGCTTTCATTGTGATAGCTAATTGGTACATAAGAGGCTTATAAAATGACTCAAACAGAAAGAGTCATAAAGCACCTAAAGTAACATGGTTCTATCACTCCTTTAGAAGCTATCAGAGAGTACGGAATCACTCGTTTAGGCGCTCGTATATGGGATTTAAGAGATTTGGGGTATGACATTGAAACTCAGACCGAGACTTCAAAAAATCGGTTTGGAGATAAAACATCATATGCCAAGTACGTATTGAAAGGAGAAGTGAAAAATGAATCTTTACCAAGACACTGAAAAGTTTAGCGTTGAAAAGTATGGAAGCCATGAAGAATGGTTAAAAAAGCGTGGACGTGGTATTGGTGGTTCGGATGCAGCTTGTTTCATGGATTTGAACCCATGGAAAACACTTAATCAGTTGTGGCACGATAAAAAATTCGGCTCACAACAGATTACAAATGATGCTATCGAGTACGGAAATACTGCAGAACCATGTTTAAGAACATTATTTCAGGCGAAACACCCTGAATTAGATGTTCAATACGTGGATAACGTAACACTTGTTTCTAAAGAACATGAGTTCTTGAGATACAGTCCTGATGGACTTATTTACAACAAGGAAACAGGAGAACGTGGAATCTTGGAAATCAAAACATCCAAGATTATTAATTCTCATAGTTTGCAAAAATGGGGCAGTAAAGGAAACGAAACAGTTCCTGATAACTATTATTGTCAAACTTTAGAAGGGTTAATTGTTACGGATTTCGACTTTGTTATCTATTGTGCAGAACTAAGATTTGCAGATGGTGATGCACGAATTATTGAGCGTTCATATCGTAAAGAAGAAGCTTTAGACAGTATGAACGATCTAAAACAAGCAATGATAGAAAAATGGGATAGGTACTTCATAGGTGATGTAGAACCACCTATCACATTGTCTATATAGAAAAAGAGGAGATGGAAATATGGAATTTAATTTAGAGGTACGTGCACAAAACGGAAAAGTGTACACAAATGCGAGTGATTTATTGCCTGCAATCCAAGAAGGATTGAAAGCTTACGATTACGTGGTTGATGAAAACAACTATAAGCAAGCAAAGACAGATAGAGCATCACTTAACAATTTAGTGAAAGTTGTATCTGATAAACGTAAGCAAGTTGAAAATGATGTATTCGCTCAGTGGCTACAAGACAAGAAAGACATTATGCAAGTCGAAAAGACTATCAAAGCAGCATCCGATAAATTGGGCGACGGTATCAATCAAGTTGATAAAGAAGAGAAAGAGTTAAAGCGTAATCAAATCAAAGAGTTGTGGCTAAACATGACCAACAACAAATATCCATTCGAACTAGTGTTTGAAGAAAGATATTTGAACAAGTCTGTTAAGCCTAAAGAAATTGAAGAAAGCTTGAACAATAAGTTCCTTAAAGCCGAAGAACAATTATCTTTTATCGAAGCTTCTTTACCTGAGGATGAACTACAGGCAGAACAAGTTATCCAATTGTTCTGTAAGACTTTGGATTTATCTAAAGCTACAGAACGTATTAACGAAATCAAAGAAGCCAAAGCAAAGCTTCAAGAAAAAGTAAATGCTCAAATTGAACAGTCTAAGCAAGCTCAAATGGAAAGAGAAAATGTAGTTCCTAAACAAGCTCCATTTGAAACTCCTCAGGCTCATTGCCAATCAAGAGGAGGAAGATATTGTATATTCCGTTTTGAAGGCCCTATGGAAGAGCTACAAGCGTTTAATCCAATTTTGAATCAATTTATTAAAGAACATGATGTGAAAGTATCAATTTTAGAAAAAGGAGAATGTTAATTATGTTACAAAACAATATTGCTAAAAAGAATGACAATCAATTGGTAGAATTTTCTGCCAACGGAGAAAAAGTTAAATTATCTCCAGCTATCGTAAGAAATTATCTAGTAAATGGAAATGGTCAAATTACAGACCAAGAAGTTGTGTATTTCATCAACTTGTGTAAATCACAAGGTTTAAATCCATTCATTAAAGATTGCTACTTAATCAAGTATGGAAACACTACACCAGCTCAAATGGTAGTTTCTAAAGATGTTTTCTTGAAACGTGCCGAAAGAAATTCAGAGTTTGATGGTTTAGACGCAGGAATTATCGTAATTAATAACGAAAGCGGTGAGTTAACTTACCGAAAAGGTGCTTTCTACTTAAAAGATCGTGAAGAAGTTGTAGGTGGATGGGCAGATGTATTTAGAAAGAACGTTTCACATCCAACACATATTGAAGTCTCAGTTGAAGAGTACGCAGGAAGAACCAAGGATGGAAAACTTAATTCACAATGGGCGTCTAAAATGGGCACAATGGTTCGTAAAGTTGCCATTACTCAAGCATTGAGAGAAACATTCCCTAATGATTTCCAACAGATGTATTCAGAGGAAGAAATGAATGTGGATATGAAATTGGATGAAACTCCAATTCAACAACCTACACAATCAATTGAGCAAGCACCTGTACAACCACAAACATATTCGCAACCTGAAGAACCACAAGGGGCACAACCCGAAGGTGTAAGTCTTGTATAAAAGCAAACGTAGCCAAGCTACAGATATAGATTTAAAAACTAGAAAGTTGGTAAAAGAAAGAGACCAAATGTGCATATTTTGTGGGAGTACATACCGCATTGAATTAGCACACACAATTCTTTCAAGAAGCAATGGAGGACTAGGTTCTGAAAAAAACCTAGTCTGTGCTTGCCAACGTTGTCATAGAATCATGGACTCAGAAAGTCCTAAAGGCAAGAAATTGAGAGAGATTGCAATTAAGTACCTAGAACGTATCTACGGAAACATTGATGAATCAGAGGTGAAATATAATGCTAACTCAAAATGAATTGTTGTTTAAATATAATCCCTTCAAAATCAAACATTGGAAGGACGAAGAAATAGAAGAACAATTAGGAATCCTAGTTGATGCTTATATCTCTGATGCGGAAGCAGTAATGGAAATGGCATTGAACATTGAAAACCTCGCAAATCAAATGTTCTTAATTGGTGAAATGATTGCTAGATTACAGGAAAGTTCAAACATTCTTAAAGCAGACATTGAAAACAAGACGAATCAAGCTATTTATGTAGAACGTAGTACTTGGGAACGTGAACATGACGGAAAAGCGCCTAGTATTAAATACTTTGAAGCTTTAGCAGGTCAAAAAGTTTCTGAGGAAAGAACTAAGTTTGCAAAAGTTGATTCTGATTTAAAGCGTTTCAAAACTGCTTACGAGAGTATTGAAGCTAAGATGAATTCAGAAAAGAAAAAACTTGATGCTACTAAGTTTGAAATTGGAGGTGCTTAAAATGGCTTTCATTGGAATTGACCCAGGAAATATAGAGAGTGCATATGTAGTTGTTGCAGATGATTTAAGCGAAGTCCTAGAAAAAGGAAAAGTTGAAAATCATGAATTGATGAAATTACTTACTCGTTTCAAGTTAACATACGATATTCGATATGTAGCTATTGAAATGATTGCTTCTTATGGGATGGCAGTTGGTGCATCTGTATTTGATACGTGTGTATGGATAGGGCGATTTAAAGAGCATTGTTTGAAGCTTTTGTGGGAAGTGGAGTTTGTATATAGGAAAGAAGAAAAAATGCTTCTATGCCACTCTATGAAGGCGAAAGACAGTAATATTATTCAAGCTCTGATTGATTTGTTTGCTAAAGACACTCCAAACAAAGGAAAAGGAACAAAAAAAGAGCCTGGATATTTCTACGGATTCAAGAAAGACATATGGCAAGCAATGGCAGTTGCTTACGTTTTCCATACAAAGTACATAGGTACAGAATGTTAGGAGGTGTGATGAATGGAAGAACAACAAAGATCATATTATGCGATTATTCCAGCAAACGTAAGATACGATAAAGATTTAGCTCCAAACGCAAAATTACTATACGGAGAAATCACTGCGTTATGCAACGAAAAAGGATATTGTTGGGCATCTAATCAATATTTTGCAGAACTATATGGAGTATCCGTCCTAAGTGTTAAGCGTTGGGTAAACTCGTTAGTGACTAAAGGATATGTTTATAGAACATTGACATACAAGCCAAATTCAAAGGAAGTCGATAAACGAATCCTAAGTATTGATAGTGGTATAAAAATTGATACCACCTCAGTTCAGAAGTGTTACGACCCTAGTATCAAAAACGATACCTCATCTAGTATCAAAAACGATACGGATAATAATACAAGTATTAATAATACATTTAATAATACAGATATATATAAGGGAAAAAAGAAACAAAAGTCAGAAACAGTTAAATCAATTATTGCAGAGTATACAGAAAGCAAAGATTTGCAAGATGCATTGCATGACTTTGTAGATATGCGTACTAAAGCAAGAAAACCTTTGACTGTTAGAGCTATGAAATTGTCTTTAAATGAATTAGATAAATTGGCAGTAGATGATGTTACAAAGATTGCTATTGTAAATCAGAGCATCATGCACAATTGGCTAACATTCTACAAGTTGCAGAACAATAACAATGGCGGTCAAAGACAATTGACGAGAAAAGAAATGGGGTATGCATTTTGACATTAGAAGAAACTGAAAGAATCTTACAGGTGCTAAGAATCAATTATCCTATGAGCTACAAACATATGACTCAGGAAGATACGCAAGCCTATTTAAAACTTTGGCAAGTATCTTTTAAGGATTATGAATACTTAGTTGTGGCAAATGCAGTCAATCAAATTATCCAAAGTGATACAAGAGAGTTTGCTCCAAATGTAGCACAAGTAAAAACAAGAATTAGTAAAACTGCTATTGGAAAAACTAAAGAGTGTGGAGAGGCTTGGGAAATCGTTTTAAGGAACGCTAAGTGTGACCCTCATACTAGTAAGGTCAACTACGATAAACTGCCTAGAAACATTCAGAAAGCACTCGGAGGGAGCTATCTGTTAAGAGATATTGCGTGGAGCAATAAAAAAGACTTGCAATATTACAGAGATAGATTCTTACAAGCTTACAAAGAGATTTGTGAAGAAGAAGTACAGTTATTAAATTCAGGTCAAATTAGTTTGGAAATGTATCAACAACACGATCAATTGCCTGCACCTCCAAAAAAGGAGGAAGGTATGAAAATGTTGGGAGATTTGATGAACGGATAAAAATAGGAGGGGTAGCAAGTGCAATATTATATGTTGGAAAAAAATGATATATCAGTTGTACGTGGAATCGTATCTTCAAAAGATGTAATGAAGGAATTGGGCATTACAAACGCTCAATTCCATAAGATGTTGAGAAACGAGGAAACCTACAAAGGATGTATTCTTCTTCCTATTGAAACAGATGAGGAAGAAAGAAGAAAAGTAACAAGTGAAGATGATGAGCAATTCCAACTACTGGGCGAAAGTAAAACGGGAATCAGATATTACATCACAAGTTATTTAAGAGTTGTTTCTGTTGACCTAAAAGGAAAACAAAGGGAAATGAAAGCTAAAAAGGAAACGGAATCCATTTATAGAGTTGTAGTGAACCTTAAAGAAGGGAAACGATACTTGAACGTATTATTTGAAGCCTACAAAGCTTTTGTTGGTGAAATAGAAAAAAACGACTCAATCGTTTGGGACGGAGAAATGAAAATCGAAAACCTAAGAGTTATTAAACTAGCTCAGATACAAGGATTGAGAAACAAAAAGAAAGTGAGAATAGGCGATACAGTCTATAGCTCAATCGCCGAGTGTGCTAGAAAGAATTTCATTTCTAAATCACATATGTATCAGATGATAGAAGGAATCAGACCTAATTCAATAGGTGTTGAATTTGTATAAAGGAGTTGAAAAGAAATGAACAGAGTTATTTTATCAGGCGAAATCGGTAGCGATATTGTTTTAAAGAAAACTGCTACAGGACAAAGCCTATGTAACTTCTCGATTGAAGTTAAAGAAAAAGGAAAGAATGGACAAGAGTTTAAATCTTTCTTCGATTGTACTGCGTGGGGAGAAAATGCAGAACATATTAATCAATATGGATTTAGAGGACAACATATAGCAGTTGACGGAAAGCTTCAAAAAAGCTCATACACGAACAAAGAGAATCAGAAGGTATATAAGACTAGCGTGTACGTTATGGACGTAGAATTAGCTTTAAACAATGCTACAATGCCACAAACACAAGCTTATCAAAAAACGCAACAACAAATGCAGCAGCCACAAACAGTACCATTTACAAATCAAGTAAATTATCAATCATATCCAGCAAATGATGATTTGGACGAAGGGATGCCATTCTAGATGATTGCGAAAAGGTATGATGATGAACTTATGTACAGTGTTCAGAGATGTGATGATAGTTCTAACAAATACAAATACTGTACAAAAGATGGAAAACTAGCTTTTAAAAAGCCTGATAAAGATTTTCTAGGGGTAACAAAGCAGAACTACAAGAATGTGTATGTTATCAAAGGAGAAATATACATTGGAGAATATGTTGGAAAGGATAAATAAATGGATAAACAGATAAATCTCACGGGGGGGGGTTATCTATAATCAAGATTGTTTAAAAGGTTTGAAAGAAATTAAAGACAATCAATTTGATGTTGCGATTACATCCCCTCCATATAACAGGGTAAGAAATGATAAGTACGCTCATTATGACGATGCTAAAAACAATTATTACAAGATGATCGTTGATGTAACGAATGAGTTATTGAGAGTGTGCAAGAAAGATGTAATCGTGAATATTCAAGCAACATATTTCAACAAAAAAGATGTTTATAAATACATTGGATATTTCGCAGATAAGTTAAAAGGAATTGTAATTTGGGAGAAAACAAACCCTCAACCAAGTATCAACAAGATTAAGGATGAGAACGGAAACATACTTACATCAGTATGTAATGCAGTTGAATATTTCTTTGTTTTAAATGAACAGGCAGAGGAGTTTAGAGCTTATGGGTCAATCAAAAACATTGTGCATAGCTCAGTTAATGAAAAACACTTTAAAGGACATGGAGCAATTATGAAATACGAAATTGCCGATTGGTTTGTTAAAAATTTCAGTGTTGAGGGAGATACGATTGTTGACCCATTCTTAGGAACAGGAACAACTGCTATCGCATCAGAGCTTAACAAAAGAAAATATGTCGGATATGAAATATCTAAAGAATATTGTCAAATTGCAAAGAAAAGAATTGCAGTAGAAACAAGTACATTGTTTTAAAGGAGCTATGAAATGAGATATGGATAACATTTACGGAAGATTTGCTTCGTTCTTAAAAAACTATGAATTAGAGGAAGCAGACAAATATATTAAACGTGTGTTTCCAAACGCTGAGCTTTATATAGATTACGAGCACGCATTAGTTTTTGAAAGAATAGGCGAAGATGAAGAAATTGATCTTGATTATCATACAGTGATAAACGGAATTGCTTATGACGGGACGTTCACAAGCAATTATAACGAGTTAGTTAAATATTTTGATGAATCAAAGGCTCAAGAAAAGAAATCAAAAGTATTTACGTGCAATGGTAAAAGGTATGAACAAGAAACGTTGTTTTAAAAAGGATGTGAACAAATGAATAGAGAAACAAGGATGAGAAAAGCAAATTACATAAGAAAAGACGAAATCAATTTATGTAGATTTGTTGAAATTTGCTATTCGGTTATTGAAAGAAATATCGAAGGTAAATGGGAATATGTAGGCAAAGTCAAAGAAAAAGGATTGCAAATCAGAAACAGAGTTTATTTATTTGATGATAAATATAAATTAGCTCATTACAAAGACACTAAAATTTTAGAAGTTTTTGAAGGTATACCTGAATGGGCAACGCCTAAAATGATTGAAAGATATGAAGAATTTAAGGCGGAGCAGAAAGGAAAACTATTGTTTTCTAAATAGGAGAAAAGCATGGCAAAATATTTATTTAAATCGAATATATTCGCTCAATTATCGGAAATCGTAGAAGCTAATTCAGAAAAAGAAGTTTGGAATAAGATTAGAAATCAAAAATCTTTTGAAATTAAGCAAAAAGCTTTGCAAATTTATCCAGCATCAATTGAGATTAGAAAAATCAAAGAAAAAAAGGAGAAAAACAACATGGAATTAAAAGAAACAATTGAATTAATGTGTTCAAGCGATTACAAAGAAAGATTTGTAGCAGAATATCACCAAGTAAAAATCAGATACGAAAAGCTTAAAAACTTTTGTAACAAGATTGAAGTAGAAACAATGCTAGGCAAAGAAGTAACAAAACATGATTGCCCACTTGAACTATTAAGAGAGCAACAAAAATACATGGGATTGTATTTATCAGTTCTTGAAAAAAGAGCATTGATTGAAAATGTTGAATTATAAAAGGAGAAACAAATGACAAGTACAGAATTAATTAAAGATATGCTTGAAAGACAGAAAGCATATGATACGGAAGTATTTAAGAAACATAATGTTGACTATGTTTCTAAAAGCCAATTAGAAAGTGCGTTGTTTGATGAATTAGGTGAATTGATGCACGCTCAAAAATCGGATTGGTGTTGGTGGAAGTTCACTCAAGAACCTAAGGACGAAGCTAAAGTGTTTGAAGAATATATTGATGTTGTACATTTCGCTTTAATGTATGAAATCAAGTTTGGTTCAGGATGTTATCAAGACGAGGACGTTAAGTGGAACTACAACAAGTTGAAAACGGATTTAGGATTTGGAAAGGCATATGCGTTTAGTTGCGTAATCAGTTTAACACGAGATGATAACGTATTAGCTTATGTAATCGCATTAGGATTGCATTTAGGATATTCGATTGAAGAAATATATAAAGAATATATCCGCAAGAATGAGATTAATAAAGAAAGGTTAGCGAAGGGGTACTAGGAAAGGAGGAACATTAAGTAATTAAAAATATATACAAATATACTTATATGTGATATAATGTGTTTTACGAAAGGATATTATAAAGGAGATACTATCATGAACACATCAAATATCACAAATTATAAACCAAAAGATTTTGCTGAATTGTTAGGAGTATCTGTTAAAACATTACAACGTTGGGATCGAGACGGGATACTTAAAGCTAATCGCACTCCAACTGATAGGCGTTATTATACTTATGATCAATATTTACAGTTTAAAGGAATTAATACTGTAGAAGATAATAGAGAAATTGTAATATACGCTAGAGTTTCAACAAGAAATCAAAAGGATGATCTGAAGAATCAGGTTGAATTTCTAAAAACATTTTGCAATTCAAAAGGTATGATCGTGTCACAGTGCATTGAAGATTTTGGAAGTGGATTGAATTACAATAGAAAAAAATGGAATCAACTTTTGAACGAAGTGATGGAGAATAAAATTAAAACAATAGTTATTTCAAATAAAGACAGATTTATCCGTTTTGGATATGATTGGTTTGAAAAGTTTTGTGAAAAATTCCATACTTCAATTATTGTGGTTAATAATGAAACATTATCTCCAAATGAAGAGCTGGTTCAGGATATCATATCTATATTGCATGTGTTTAGCTGTAGATTATATGGTTTGCGTAAGTATAAAAAACAGATCAAGGAGGATGAGGAAATTGCTAAAGAGTTACAAAACGGAAATTGACCCAACTCCAGAACAAATACAAATAATTCACCGCACAATTGGTACATGCAGATTTGTCTATAACTTCTATCTTGCGCATAATCAAGAAATATACCAGAAAGAAAAACGATTCATACCCGGAATGGACTTTTCCAAATGGCTGAATAATGAGTACATTCCAAATAATCCAGAATATCAATGGATCAAAGAAGTAAGCAGTAAGTCCGTGAAGAAAAGTATTATGAATGCAGAGACTGCTTTCAAACGATTTTTTAAACATCAAAGCAGATTCCCAAGATTTAAAAAGAAAGGAAAATCTGACGTGAAGATGTATTTTGTGAAAACAGATAAAAGAGTCGTTATTCAATGTGAACGTCATAGGATTAAGATACCTACACTCGGATGGGTTCGTTTAAAAGAAAAAGGTTATCTTCCAACTGTGGAAAGTGGTTGTCTTATCAAAAGCGGACATGTATCCAATAAAGCAGGAAGATATTATGTATCTGTGTTAATAGACATTCCAGATATATCACATGAAGAGCTAAATGAATCTGGTATAGGAATTGATTTAGGCGTCAAAGATTTCGCTGTTATTAGTAATGGCAAAGTATATAAGAGTATCAATAAATCAAGTAATATTAAAAAACTTGAAAAACAATTAAAAAGAGAGCAACGCTGTCTTTCGAGGAAATACGAAGACTATAAAAAGCGTTTGAAGAAAAAGAAAGGAGAAACTACTCGGCAAAATATCAATAAACAAGTCTTAAAGGTACAGAAACTTCATCAAAGGATAAAATATGTTCGTTCTGACTACATTAACAAAACAATCAATGAGATTGTGAAAACCAAACCATCTTATATTACGATAGAAGATTTAAATGTTAAAGGAATGATGAGGAATAAGCATTTATCTAAAGCAGTAGCACAACAGAAATTTAATGAATTTAGAAATAAATTAGCAAATAAATGCAATGCTTTGGGTATAGAATTAAGAATTGTTGATAGATTTTATCCTTCAAGTAAACTATGTCATAAATGTGGTTCTATAAAAAAAGATTTAAAGCTTAAAGATAGAATTTTCAATTGTGATTGTGGGTATGTTGAAGATAGAGATTATAATGCAAGTCTTAATTTAAGAGATGCAAAAATCTATAAAACAGCATAAACAAATTTTATAGATAT